TTATGCCGCCCATTTTTTTAAAATTGCAACGTTTTTACTCGTCCACTTAACAGGGGAAATCTGAGTATCCCTAGGGGACGCCACGTTATCCCCTGTAGTGGGAGCGGCGATTCGATAATGAATCGTGCAGTTCTCAGCTACAGGATCCAGGACAACACGATCAACAAGGCCGCTTAATGCGGCCTTGATCGTTTTTACGTCGCCAGATTCAAGACTTTCCTGCAGTTGATCGGCCAGCAAGCGTAGTAGGCGGCGCACGTCATCTGCCGTGAATGCCTGTACGGATTCATGTTGCTGGGCTCGTGTTCTCATTTCGGAGAGTTTTTCGATCAGTGCGCCCCGCTCCGTCTCCGCTTGAGCGACAGCACGGCGGTAGGCGTCCATTGTGGAATCTTCAGCGTCGGCCAGTAAGTCGATCAGCCTGCCGATTTTCCGTGTCATGCCTTCAAGCTGGCGTTCCAATCCGGAAATCTTCCTGCCATCAACAGGATCGTCTATTTCCTTTCGCATGGCGGCGAGGATCTGAGCCACTACCTCATCGGCCTGCAGATCTGTCACCAATCGATCAAGTACAACTCCGTCAACACGTCGGGCTGAAATCTTTTTCCCCTTCCCGAGTCGGTATAAAGCCGCATCCATGCGCGAATCCCATTCCCCATGCCATGCCTGCTCATCAGGTGAAACAAGCATTCCGGTGAGCAAGTAAGGGCGACTGGTATCTTTCGCGCGCCGATGGCGTTGTTTTTCGATCTGCGCCAGCACTGCCTCTGCATCATCGTCGCTGACGATGGCTTGGTGTGTGTTGCGGTTGATGACCCACTCGCTACGCGGGCGGCGCTTCTCCCCGCTCCGGTAGCCATCCGCCGTGCGTTCGTTATGCACGTTCCAGACCGTATGCCCGGCATAAGTAAGGGCTTGCCATTCGAGGGAATTCAGGCTATCGACTGGCCAGGTAATCCCAAGACGTTCGACCAGTCGGCCACGGGCCTCGCCAGCTGCTCGCCCTTGCAGGTATTGCGCCACTTGTGGCGCATCTTCGTTTGGTACAAGTCTCGACTTGAGAACCGGTGCGCCGTCACGAATGGCCCCGGTACCTTGGTATTCGAGCCGATAACCTCGTGGGGCGCGGCCACCGGCACGCCAACCTTGCCGCACGTTCTCTGCCATGCCGGCCAATCCCTTCGCCTTACTGGTGAGGCTGTGCCATTCGTCCATCGCCTGGAGAATGGATTTCAGCAGCATGCCGGTAATGGGGTCTGAATCGGGTACGTTCCGATAATGAATGACGATACCGGCCTTGTCGCATTCGTGTTCGAAAATCAGGGCGATATGTCGGCGCCTGGCAATGCGGGATGTGTCCAGCACCAGCACGTTTTCCCAAGCGCGTTCTGGTTGCCTCAATGCGCGGATCATTTGCTGGAATCCTGGCCTGTCTTCATCCTTTCCGGATTCCACGGCATCGGCAAATTCCTGCGCTACGACAAGCCCCTTGGATGTTGCTAATTCATGGAGTGCGCGTCGCTGGGCGTCAATGGAGATGTCGCTGCGGTCTTTACTGCTCCGGAGGTACAGGGCGGCTCGATTGCTCATTTTTGACGACTTTGAGGTCAGTTTGTTGATTCAAGCGCAATAATAACCGAGCCAAACCGGTGAAATCTGCGCACGCAAGATCGCCGGCGGTTTCGACATGAACCGGCGGTTTTTTCTTGCTGATGACTGCGCTCATGTCCTACTCCAAATCAACCGGCTTGCTCAGATCAATGGCAAACACCTCGACCTCATCCGGCCCGAAATGCGAGTGCATCAGCTTGGTTTTGCGGTAGCCGTTCCATTCAAATATCAGGGTTCGATCAGGATCTCCCGCCTTCGGATAGCCGAGCGTGATGTAAATATTGTCGTAGTCTCGACCGACCAGACGCTTCGTCCAATAGTCGTTCGCCAGTCGGTATTCCTCTCCCTTGCAGCCAGCCTTGATGCTGTCGAAATACACGCGTTTTACCGATAAATGCAGATCGCTCATCTTCAATGTCCTTCCATATCCCTATCCATACCCCAAGCGATATAACCAATCACCAGTCCTATTACTATTCCGATGAGGATGCAGGTCATCTCTTCTCCTGATTAGGCGGCTTCACTTGATACGGTGCTGATGGACGCCAGTAATGCCTTTTGGGAGATCCGGAGTTTTGTCTTCGGTCGCCACTGTTGCGCCGCTTTCAAGGAACTTGCTCTGCTTCCCGCCTACGGCGCGTAGGTATTCCACCTCAACTTTGGCGCTGTTTATCACCGTCTGCGCGATGTCCGACATGGCCCTGGCATCTTCCACGTCCATATCTCCGTCTTTGAGCGCCTGCATCGTGTCGAAAAGATGCTCTCTCAGTTTGTCGATTGTGTTCATGCTTGGCTCCGTTTGTTGATCATCCTATTGAGGACGGATTTCAGTTGGCAGGCGTATTGCACTTCCGGTGGGTAGCGGTGAATAGAGTTCCGGCGCATCAGCTCTTGTCGATCAATGCACTCAAGATTCTCGATGGCGATGTTTTCTCGGTCGCCGTCCTTGAAGACAACGGCGTGTCCAGGCGCGACCGGGCCGCAAGTTTCTTCCCACAGAAGGCGATGCGCTGCCACAAAATCAACATTCGGATTTCCAGTGTCCGATACTTTACGCTCAAGGTATCCCGAGGCGGAGATACGCTCCGTGCCGATTGGCTGCCAGTGTGGAGGCTTGTGGCCGGTCTTAAATCTTCCCGCACCCGGTTTTTTCAGGCCAAGCCTCGATGCCTTATGGTCGCAGGAGGTTTCCGAGCGCCCAAGCACCTGCGCAATGCTTCGATTCGACTCGATTGCATAGCGGCTCGTCAAAATAGCAATGTCTTCAGCGGTCCAGGCTTTCATCTTTCCCCCTGCTTGCCGATAGCTGCTGCAGCGCGGACGATGGCACCGGCTACCTTGCTCAGTCCATGCTCAATGATTAAAGCGGCAAATAGTATGGAGAGTCCTATCATTTCTTTGCCTCGCTATCTACGGAATCATCATCTTCAGCGAGATAGGCGAAGCGGCATTCCGTTTCGCAGAAATGATGCCCGGGCCCTCCGCGATAGCCGTAATCAGTAGCGCCACAGTTGACGCATTCATAGACCGGCTGGCTGCACGGCGCTGGCAAATCCTTCGGGCATGGTCGGCCGCCATTCGATTCCCAGCGATGAAATCCCTTGGAGCATTGGCTCCCGCCAGCGTCGAATACAGCATCTGCGACCAGTCTTTGAAGTATCGACGTCATCTCAACCCTCCACGTTTTCCCCGTCGTTGGAGACGGTAGGGCGGCTATCTTTCATGCTGCACGTCTGTAGTTTTCGCTGTTGCGCCCGAAATAGATTGCTGCTGGTTTCATCTTGTAGGCTGGCGGCTGGATCACTGCTGCCATCAGCTTGCGCCAATTCGCCGGGGTGTTCAGCACCACAGGCCCAGCATCGCCGTCGATGTCACCTGGGGTCGGTGCTACGGTGAGCACATCCACCACATCGCACGGCACCGCGATGTTGCCGCAACCGTCGTTGTAGTAGCCGAGGTGCGCCATCACGTTGTCGCGCTCATACCTTCCAGCCCATTCAAGTGCCCAGCAATAGCCTTTGTCGTCTGGACGCCAGAATGTGATGTAGCGATGCCGCTTATGCGAATGCTTCAGGCTGACGATGTAGAAGTAGCTCACGATCCCTCCTTATCGGCGGACGGGGCGGCGAGCATCGGCCTCCAGTGCGATGCGAATGTTTGATGGCTAACATGGAAGAAATCCCATCGCTGCCTTTTCTCATTCCATCGAATTGGCGTGGCGATGTCATACCAAGTCGGGTCCCAGCCAAGAACCACAGTCCCATCCTTCGGCGCTGTCTCGATTGGTTGCCACCCTTCCGCCACTCCCGGAGCAGTGCGAGATAGGGCGCGGGCAGCGGCGATCATCTTCTGGACGTAGCCTTCATGGTGCATCGGCAGGCCGTATTCTTCTGAGTCGTAATCCATTGCGATGTTGTGTAACTCGGTAAGCATCTTCTCGATGTCTTCATCGCTCACCGCCACTGGAGAATCGAGGGCGGCGCGGGCGGCATCAATACGGCGCTGTGCCTCTGCGTTTGGTTTGAATGCGCCTGAGGCGATGCGTGCCTCTTCGATTTCGAGCAGTCCTTTCAGCGCCTCCCGCTCCATCGGCGCTGCTGCCTGTGGGGCTGCTTTGTCGTTTGTCGGCTTCTTCAATGCGCGAACCGCCGTTGCGCAGGAGTTGCAGACAAATTTGCTCTTGGGGTCGAGGTCTTCCTGCGACTCAAGTTCTTTGGCGCATGCCTCTATAGCCGCATTCCAGTTTGAAGCGGCAACGAAATTGAGTGCAGCGCTCCATCCTTCCGAGCGCAATTTCTCCGCATGCTCTTTGGGCTGTAGTGGTGCTGGTGAGGGAATGGAGGCGGCTAACATTTCCCACGTAAGTGGCTCGATCTGCTCGCCCATTTCGACGCAGTCGCAGCATGGCCCGCAAGTTTTGGAGCGCAGATTCCAAGAGTCGCCCCAGCCGGTATCGCGATTGGGGATAAATCGCCACAAGGCAGAGCAGACGTTGCAGCGATGAGTCGGCAGTGCGCCTTTCATATTGTCCGGATGGTAGATTCCAGTACGCATTTGTGGATCGCCAAGATGCTCACGCTCTAATTCTTCGTAATCTGGCGCGGATGATGCAATTGGGCACATCGGATTTCCATGCTCGTCACCGATTACACCTTTCGGATGTACGCACTGCCCCGCAGCCATCGCGAAGCTGTCCTTTGCCATGCTTGATAGCACTTCCATGCGCGTCACGAGGAGTCGAAGCGGCAGCCCCTTCTTTATGGTTCCGCAGCCAACAGTGATGTCGCACGGCAGCGGCCAATCGAGCGGGTCTACCGGCTCTTGCGCCTGTGCTGGCTCCGACATTTCGACTGCATACTGAGGGCTGCAAGTATGGATGCCGCCAGTGTTCCGCTTCCCGCATGCGGGGCAGAAATTCCGGGCTGGCTCATCCTGCGGCTTGCTGGCTGCATTGGGGGAGGATTGCAGTGCAAACTTTACGCCCGCATAGAAAGCGTTCATCACATCAGTTTTGATGTCCTGGCGGTCGTCACCATCGTAAAGCGCCGCCTTTGCCTCTGCGGCTGCAATCATGTGCTCGTCCGTCATCTCCCCTCTGGATTCCGAGGGGGATGATGGGGACATGCGAGCGCCAATAAGCTGATAGGCATCAGCGAGCAATTGGCCGGCAGCCTCCACCTTTTCCTTGGCTTCCGGCGTGGCCTGTATGGCCGGATGGGCTTCGATGTGTTCTTCGAGGTTGCATAATGCGACGTGAATTCGATCCGTGGCCTCGTGAAAATATCCGTCGCCGTCTTTCAGTTGATCAGCCATTATTTATGCTCCTCTGCGGCATTGTGCTTTTCGAGCCAGTTATCCAGCCGTTCCTTGATATAGGGAGCCACCGGCTTATCTCGTTCATATAGGGAAACGTGCGTGTAGTCGACGCCAGCCTCCTTCGCGACCTGAGCCTGAGTCATCCCAAACGCAGTCCGCAGCGTTTTCAACGTGCGAATGCTTGAGTAATCCGGATGCTCAGAGCGCATGTGCTGCATCAGGTTTTGGAAGGTGCGATTACAGCAGGGGCAAACGCCGTTCATTACGCGCTCGCGCATCTTCTTGTGAGCGCTCGTGATCTGTTTCCGCTCGTTCTCCGCAGTGGCGGCGCGGGCTTGGGCAGCGGCTAACATCTGTTCCTTGCGTTCAAGTTCCTGTTTCAGCTTTTGTGCTTCGCTGGGGCCGTTGTAGTGAAGCGCATGCCCGGCTGGGCAATAAAAGGTCTTGTGATCATTTCGGCGGCGCTTTTCAAAATCTGCCGTCATGGCAAAGGCGATGCCGCAAGCGCTACAATGCTCGACTTCGAACCAAATATTTTCAGAGAACGTTGCCATTTTTCTGCTCCTTCAGTTGGGCGAGGACGGCAGCGCGGAATTGTGTATAGAAGATTCTGCAAATCTCGTTCGAGTTATATTCGACAGTGGAGACTCGCTTAATCTCTTGTTCAAATGCCGCATCCATCGCCCGCTCTATATCGGCATCGACGGATGAGCGGAGGTCGTGAATCGTGCGCTCCTGATCGTTGACTGCCGCAATCGTGTTTCTCAAGATGACGCCTTGTGCAACGATTTCGTCCTGCATCTGAAGGCATTGGCGGGCATTGAAATCTCGCGCCGTCTTCGCCTCTTCCAGTTGCTTGCGAAGAGATTCCGCCTCATTCGCTTCCGACTTTGCAATATCCATGTAGGTATGCAAATCGACCTTGAGGGATTCAATCTCGGCGATTACTGCCTTAAGAGAGGAAATGCGGATAGACGCCTCACCTCCGAGCGCGTTGATAGTGGTCACAATTTCCGGATCAAGCCCTCCTACTTGACCGCGAATCTTCACATATCGCTTCAGCTCGTCCAGATTCAGTTCTGACATTACTGCTCCCTCCACGCTTTCTGTTTTAACGCTGCTCGCTGCATCGCCAATGACTCAATGTTCAACGTGCATGCCTCGATCTTTTGCAATAGTTGCCTACCTGATGAAATAAGCTCCTCCACGCCTTCCGGTATTTCGTCGTTATCCGGTTGCATCCTGCGCAGGATCTGCGACGCAGTAGCGGATAGCTGACCGCATAGAATCGCAAGTTCCTTCTTGGCGTCTTCATGGGCAGCACGGACGGTTGAGTACTCGCCGCGAGCTTGGATGACATCAGTAGGGATGGAGGAGAGATCAAGCATGATTAAGCAGGAATGTAATCACCGAAAGCGTCTTGATATTCCTCGGTCTCGGATGAGGCATTTTCTTTCTTCTCGCCTTTCCATTCTGGCGCAGCCATGATGGTGGCCTTCAGCTTGTCGCCGAAGCGCTCAAAAATTTCCATGTCTGGATTGTCCAAGTCGAAAACGTAGGCTTCATTCGGGCTTGGCGGCTTGGGCATACCTTTGGGGAGCGGCATGATGCTGGCAATGTTGGCGTAGGTCTTGCCGTTCGTCGTTTCATGTACGATATTGAGCATGCAGTACGCGCCGAGCACTTTGGTTACATCAAATTGCGCCTCTTCCTCGGGAGAAAATGCGCGACCGCGCCATGCTTCCAGATCACCGCGCAATTGGGCTTTTTCGTGAAGTGAAAGCGTGTAGCGCTTACTGATGGTGAAGGTGTTCCCATCTGCCATACGATCTTCGCCAAGCAGCTCCCAAGAGATCATGATCTTGTGCGCTTTTTTCTTCGTTCCTTGCCATTCCGATTCTTGAGTTCCCAAGTCAACCATCCGATAGCATCGTGCAATGTGTACGCCTTCCGGTGTCATCTCGAAATTTCCGCCTTCGTTCTTTGCAATCAGTCCCATGTAAATCTCCGTTCAAAAAGGTAACGTTTCTTCAGCCTGTTTATCGGGCTGGCTGATTGCCCGTTGAATGCTTTCCCTTCGCCGTATTTCGCCTTCCCATGCTTGGAGCGCATCCTCCGCGTCTTGCGATTCGTTCCAGGGGCAGCCGAAGTAATCGGCTTGCTCGGCAGCGTCTTGCACTTCGATCATGTGGTTGCCGTTACACATAGCGCCTCCTGAATATCCGCCGCAGTAGAGCTAGTAATCGACCGGTGGTGCAGGTGTGATGGCGAGTCATCTGATCCGCCTCACTTTCTCCTTGGGAGGGTTCTTCATCTCCGCACGGATGCGCTCGAACGTGGCTCGAATGTCCGTCTGCGAGGAATGCACATATCGTTTCGCAGGATTCATTAGATGCGTCTCCGGATACTCGCGACTGCGCAGTGGCTTCATATCGCCGCTCCCAATACACACACCATCAACAGCGCAAAGCAAACTAGCGCCTGGTGGTTATTCGTCCATTCCATGGCCCAAGTCATGCGGCACACTCCACAAATTCGCCCTGTTCGCTGATCGAGTACCAAGTGTCTGCCTTGATGTTTTCGCCAACGTAGCCAACAGCAAAGCGAATGCGGTTCCCGTCATGCCAGGGGGCGGCAATGCATCCGTTTTCAGATGCGCGGAATTTCGTTACCGATCCGGCGCAAGCAATGACGGCGTTCTTTCCGGTTGAATCGATCCGGGCGGAGTCACCACTGGAGCCGATCCGGGCGGAGTCACCACTGGAGCCGATCCGGGCGGAGTAACCACTGGAGCCGATCTGGGCGGAGTCACCACTGGAGCCGATCTGGGCGTAGTAACCACTGGAGCCGATCCGGGCGTAGTAACCACTGGAGCCGATCTGGGCGGAGTAACCACTGGAGCCGATCAGGGCGGAGTCACCACTGGAGCCGATCCGGGCGTCTCTCTTATCCGTGGTCAGCGGGTCATCGCCAGCGTTCGCATAAGACTTAGGAATCTGAGCCAGCCACGCCTTGGCAACCATATTCAGCGCAACAGCGAAATCGCCGCTGTAGATCACTTCGCCGCGAGGAAACTTGACCTTGCCGCCGATCTTGACCAGTGTTGATTCCTCGACCTCGACAACCTGCCAGAGCGGTTCGTCATAGTTCTTGATGTCGGACCAATCGCCTTCAGGCCAAAGAATGCCGTGCAGACCATTGCCGCACTCAGCCTTGCTATTCCAATCGCTGCACTCGACGGGGCCAGACGAAGGCCACTGAAAGCCGCCATGTGCTTTGCCGTCTTTATCGCTTGTTCTAAGTACTAGCACCTTCGACATGAAATCCCCTTTTATGTATTCGGTAGTGAATCCCGCGCTTCAACATCTACAGGGGCGGGAACCTGCCGGACTCTTCGCTTTCGCGCTCATGTTCCGCATGAGTGTTGAGGATGAGTTTTTGCTTCCAGCTTTCGGCCCGAAGGCGTACTTTTTCCACTACTCACCCATCCCCAACAGAAAAGCCGGCCGCCTAGCTAGAAACCTCACCAGTGACGGCGGGTGACAACCGGCTTATCTCTTGGGGCCGGTCTCTCCCGGCTGTCACGCAACCTAACCCTAAGCAGTGGGCGCGTTCCCCTTCTGCGTAGCCGACGCGTCGGCGGTTCCTGTGTATTCATGCCAGTTGCACTTTTCGGGACTGGCAGCTCCGTTCGCATGACATCGCAGTGCTGATGCGGGAGACTCAATCCAATTGTTCAACTACGACCGTTCCTGTAACGCGCACCAGCTTGTTCGTTGCTGAATCATTGAAATACCATCCATCGCTATGTTCTTCAGTGGCGACCTTGCCGCTTGACTTCCATTCGCGAATCACAGCACCGCTTGCTCCATACAGCGTTACCTTGAACTTGCTGCCAAATCCTCCGATCTGCGCCTTTTGTGCATCAGTGCAGCCAGCGCATGAAAGAATAAGAATCAGTGCCAATAAATTGCGTTTCATGTTTTCCTCCTTGATTAACTTGCTTCGATTGGGCGTACGGACTATTACGGAAGCGCGGCTCATTGCGCACCCGCCCTGTTGAGACCACGACGCAGAACATCCGCATTCATCTCAAGCGTTTGAGCACGGTCTTGATACCGAACCGCTGCATTCCAGTTATTGAGAAGCACGGCGCAGCGTGCCTTGTGGCGTAGTAAGCGGCTTTCCCTCTGCATGTCTTCTACAAGGGAAGGGGTGTAAGCCTGCTTTTGCATGATGTTGCTCATGCGGACGCCTCCGCTTTGGCGTTCAATACTCTCTTGCAGTAGCGGCATTGAACGAAGTTCAAGACGCCATGAGCATCAATAAACGCGTGCTTACCGTGATGCTGCCGCCCAAATTCGCTTTCAGGATGTGCGCGGAATACTTCGACCTGGTTGTGGCGACAAGCACGTACATCGCACAAGATCGTGGATACCAATGCGATCAGCGAAACGACTCCGAAGAAGATGCCGAATAAAAGGGATGCGAAGAGGCCGTTCATGCCGCTCCCCCTTTCTGCGCTTCGGATTTGACGTCCTCATCGTAGTAAGCGAAGCCGCGCATCCAATCGGCACGCGCCTTGATATGAAAGGGCAAATCTGCGGCTGTAAGCGCTTTGCTCATCCCATAGGGACAATCATCCTTTGACTCGCCGTTACGCCTTGCTGCAATGCCTTCCATTTCGTAGCAAGAGGGCTCGGGCGCTGTTTTTTTAGTTTTCATGGCGTCTACCCTCAGTTGAAATAGAAGCCGATGCATCCGGGGTTTTCCCACTCCCAGAAACCGCCATGTTGCTTGGCGAACTCTTCCAGCTTCGGATTGATCCATGGATAGCCGCCGCGATATTCGCCGTAATAGTCGGCCCAAGGCTGACCATCTTCTGCGGAGACGCGCAGCACACCGTCGCGGATAAACGAGGTCGGATGCACGTCCATCTCTTCGTATTTCGGGTGCGTTCCGCCAAAACCCTTTGTGGTCAGCGTTGCGAGTGCGGCCTGCAATTGCTCTAGCGTTGCTGTATGTGCTTTCTTCGCTTCCATCACGCACCCCTCAAAGCAAAGTTGCAAGCAGCCGTAGCCCAGCGCTCGAAGGCCAGATACGTCGTGCCGGGGATCTTCATCTTGTCGTCAACCCAGTCGATGGCAAGGGCGTGATAGACCGGGCCAGCCTGCTTCGAATTGCCGAACTCATCTTCGTAGTGACCGGTCAGGGCCAAGTCTTCGATGAACTGCTGGACCTGTGCAGTCGTGGCACGAGGTCGGTTGATCGGCTCCCACGGTTCCCAGGCTTGCGGCTCGGACGGTTCTTGTCTGTCGTAGCTCCGCTGCGCTCTAGCGAGAACAGTTTGGTTGATCAGTGCGGACATTCTTGGCTCCTTCGGTGGTGCAGCGGGTTTGCTGCGTCGATGGAGGTACTTTAGCAAACACTAAACTCAAAGTAAAGTAAAAACTAAACTTTCAGGGAAAATAATTTGTAACAGCCCAACTGAACGGGCGTTCTAAATATTGAGAAACGAGGGGAGAGGGTGTAAAAAATCCGGCTCAGGTTTGCTATGCTGCCGAGGAGGAGGTGGTGCTATGACAGAAGAACAAATACTCAAGATGATTGCAAACCCGGATCTGCCGCCGTATCAGGGCACATGGGCGGATCTAGTGAGGGAATACGTGATTGCCCTTGCTGGCATCTCGAAGAAGATCAATCGGGAGGATATGGCGGCGCTGGTGGCGTTTGGCGCAGTGGTCTACCAGCGAGGACTGGCGGATTTCCGGTCAGGTATCGATGAGGAGGCGCTGTTTAAGGCGCTGCAGGAAAAGAAAACGCATTGAAAGGCCGGCTGGAGTTTTATGGGCATAAAGGAGATTTAATCGAGGGCTTTCAGGAAATCCAATTTCGAGACGCCTGCCTGCGAGACTATGCTTTTTATATTCTTCGCGCTGACTTGCCCGTTATGACAATCCACCGTTACCTTGTACTTGTGACCGTTGAGAATTTTTTCGTATTGTTCGTGGGATGTGCCCTTTTGCGGCTGTTTGACAAAGCCGAGACGTTCGACGGCCCGCCGCACCTTATGGCATGGCTGCGGCTTGTGCGGCAGGAAAAGCTTGATCACGCCAGGACGACTGGCAGATGCTCTTTAAATGTGCGCTTGGCGGGATCGCCATGATGCTTCATCCCGCGAATGGCGCAGGCAATACGGGCGAGATGATAGCGAATGCGGAAAGATAGAGGAGCACGACGCGGCATCAGATCGTCAATATATTGACGATCCACGGTCAGCGCCTCTCTCACATATTGTTCGATTTGGGCGTGCAGCTTAGCCTTAACCTCTTTGGCGCTTCCTGCTTGGGCGGCCAGATTCAGGTCAATGCAAATCGCAAACCACGAGCCGTCTCGCTCGCGTTCTGCGTAACAACGCAATACGATGTCGCTAGGTGTCATTCTCTTCCGTTGCAACATGACAACTCCCAAATTTTCTTGTTATATGCTGTATGAAAAGCCACTACAACTGTGATCATAGCATACCGCCCAGGCGTAGGTAGTCTAGACCGGTCTGCTGTGGTTTGAGGAAAACCAAGCCTTATTCTTGCTTTAACGGCGGGCCCGCATGGGCACTTTAGCGCTGCCGCCCACATCCCTTCCATTCCCACCTATCCCAGGGAAGAGGATTATTTAGCTACGCATCTGAAATCAACGACAACCGTTGTTGCTGCAGGAAAAGCCCACGAAGATTGGGTGTTTATTACATCAATTTGCTTGCCCAACGAATTGCATTTTTCGTTCGCTCTTGTCAGAACAATTTTTCGTGCGCCTGTTGCTCCGCCCCGCGCAGGAGATGCGGTTGCAGATACCTGATATGTATCAACTCCTGTTTGAAGTACGCCAGATTGAGAAGCGCACGCTGTAAGCATTAAAGTGAGTGTAATTAATGAAAATCTGTTCATTATTTCCTCTTTTGTTATTAACCTAAAATCCAATATTTTCACTGAAAGTATTTGGTAGACTGCTGTTCATACGTACAGTGTTTTACGTTCCCCGCAGGTAGTACCAGAACCACGTAACACGCTGATTTTTCAACATCCATCCCGAAAGGCGGGGGTATGCAAAATCAGTTTGAAGCTCGACTCATCCAAGCTTTCCGCGCAATGCACCCAGAAGAGAGAGAAATGCTTCTGAATCTCGCATGTGCGCGAGCGTCCGAATACCGACAGGAAAAACCGGACCTACGTCTCGTCATTGGTGGCGCGAATCCACCGAGCTTGACTGGCCTTAGCAGCGCCACGGGCTGAGTCAAGAATAAATTTCCGGCCTCGGTCGCTTGCCTGCTGGTAAAGCGAAATCAATTCGATAATCTCGTCGGCAATAACGGCGGGATCGGCGCTGGGCACCTCCGGTTTCTTCTTGAGGCTTAGAACCTGGGCAGTATCGTCTACGCGGTCTAAATAGCCGGTGCCCATACCATAATCGTCTTCTAGCCTCCGGGCCGCCTTTTCCCCAAAGGAAGCGTCACCGCTTAGAAGCTGAGAGAAATAGCTTTTCTCGGCTGGCGGGACTCCATTCTTGGCAACCCATTTCGATAGCTGGGCGCGGCGTACTTCATGCGCAGGTTTCATGATGCGCAGAAGTTTAGTCTTTTCTAAATTAGTATTCACTTGACTTTGGGTTTAGTAATAACTAAACTCGGGGTTATGGACCTCAAAACCTACATTTCCGACAGCCCGAGGGGCACGGCGACAAAGCTTGCCGAAAAGCTCGACGTGTCGACTTCCTACCTTTCTCAGATGGCGAGCGGCGATGCGCCGATCTCGCCGCAGCGGGCGGTAGAAATCGAGAACGAGACCGAAGGTAAGGTCACGCGCAAAGACCTTTTCCCTAATAACTGGCACTTGGTATGGCCGGAACTGGCGAATGCCGCAAAGCGTCGCCGCTCCACAGATAAGGAGGCGACGTGAGCCTGTACACCCGATTCGTTCTCTTGCTTCTCCGTCCCGTTCTCGACGCATATCACGAAGAGAAGGTAAATGCGCGGGAGAAGGCCAAGGTGGTATCGATCACGGACGACATCCGGCGTCGCGTGAAGAGTGGTGAGTTGCATCTGTAGTCCTCCCGTTTTTTGTTTTGCTGATGTAGGTAGTTTCGTTTTTTTTGTCCAAATAGGGTACTCAAATGGCCTCAAATAATAAGAACGCAGTTGAGCAGGGTTCGCTTCCGTTGGCGCGTGCGGTCGAGTGGGTTGATCTTCCGGTTGAAACCGTCATGAAGCAAAAGACCTTCATGGGCGCGGTCAATCTCTGTATCACCGAGTCCGGACTTGAAGACAAAGAAATCTATCTCGCGCTGGGCATCGATTCCGGGCACTTCTCGAACATCCGCAAGGGCGTGGGCCACTTCCCGCCAAACAAGCTAGATGACCTCTGCAACCTGTGCGGCAACGATGCGCCGCTGATCTGGTGGGCGACGAAGCGCGGGTTTGGTCTTGTTCTCCTGAAATCCGAGGCAGAGCGCCGCGCAGAGGAGGCAGAGCGCCGCGCGAAAGAGGCGGAAGAAAAACTGCGCTTCTTGACCCAGGTAATGCAAGGCAAGGTCGCAGCTTAATTTTTTCCTCTCTGAAATCGAGAGGGCAAGCACCCAGCCTCACACGGTAAAGCAGCACAGAAAAGCAGTACTGAGATGTATCAAAGGAGACGGCCATGAAAACCAATGTCCAGATCACGTCAATCATGTCCTTCTATGGGAAGGTTCAGGCGATCAAGAACGAGCAGCACCGGAAAATCCTCAAGGCAATGAAGCCGGGTCGGAACTATACCGGTCAAGAGCTCTGCCGTCTCACCGGGTACACGCCGAACGTCATCAGTGCGCGGTTGTTTGAATTGCGCGAGGAATTGAAAGTAGTTGAGCGCAGTGAAGATAAGCGCATCTGCCGCTATTCCAAGTGCCTCGTATTCACACATTCGAGGGCTTCATGAGTCGTTTGCATTCGCATCGTGTAACCGAAACGCAGATGGAAGTTTTCACCTGGGTCGTCACCTTCATCGGGATGCACGGCTACCCGCCATCGCGTAAAGAGATTTCCGCTCGTTTCGGTTGGTCATCACCGAACGCAGCACAAGGGCACCTTGAACAACTCCAGTCGCATGGCCTTCTGAAGCTCAATTCGAAGGTCGCACGCGGCATTCAGGTATTGCAGGTGGTCGCGTGAGCAAATCCCTTTACTCCGAATTCCCCACCAATGCCCATGCCTATGCATACGGCCAATGGAAGGTTCGTTTGCTGATCGAAGCGTGCATTCAAGCCATTAAGACGGGGAAGGTATGAGCGCGCTCGTCATCAACAGCACCGAATCTCTCCAGCGCGTCATCGGCGAACTGCGCGAGGCCTTCGGCAAACACAAATTCCTGCGCTTGAACCTCAAGACAGGCAAGGATCGCAGCCTGGATCAGAACGCGTTAAGCCATGCGTGGTATCAGCAGCTCGCAAGGGAGATGCCGCAACACGACGCTTTGGGATGGAAATGCGAATGCAAGCTTTTGCATGGTGTACCAATTCTCCGCGCGGAAGACGGTGAGTTTAGGACGTTTTACGACGCGGCAATCAAGAAAAGCCTCTCTTATGAGGAAAAGCTCGCGGCAATGCGTTTCGTCCCAGTGACGAGTCTTATGACTTCCGTCCAGCTTTCTAAATATCTCGAAGCAATGCAGCACCACTTCGCAAAGCAAGGTGTTGTTCTGGAATTTCCGGAGGCCTGATTGTGCTGACAAAAGAAAAACTGAAAGCGCATCTCCACTACGATCCAGAGACAGGGCTATTCACATGGATTAAGCCAACTGGCGATCGAGTTCGTGTGGGATACGTAGCCGGCTGCAAACGCAGCGATAACGGATATGTGATCCTCAAATTCGAACGGTGTTATCTGGCACACCGGCTCGCATTTTTATACATGACAGGCTCGATCCCCAAGTTCGTCGACCATATAAATGGCAAAAGAGACGATAACCGCTGGTGCAATTTGCGCAGCGTGAGCCGCTCCCAAAACGGCCAAAACATGGCCCTGCCAAATACCAACAAGAGCGGCGTAATCGGTGTCTTTTGGAACAAAGGCAAAAACAAATGGACGGCGAGGATCAAGGTCGAGCAGCGCGACTTCCATCTCGGCCATTTCGTAGATTTTGATGATGCAGTAAAAGCCCGCAGGGCCGCAGAAGTGGTGCATGGCTTCCATCAAAACCACGGCAAAAGACTCGTGCGCGGTGTGATGCTCGAATACCCGCCTGAGCCTAACTCGGAAAACACAAAGCGGAGGCGCGCGTGAAAAGCAAGTTCGACACGGAAGCTGAACTGTGCGCGGCATTCATTAAATGGGCTGAGAAGCAGGGGTGGAAATCGTATGCAGAGACGGCCGGATGGGACATTCTATTGGTGGCGGCTGATGGCACACAGATCGGGGTCCAGGCCAAACTGCGTTTCAATATGAAGGTGCTTCAGCAAGCCGTTGATTATGGCTTATGGGGAAGAGGAATCGGGCCGGATTTTCGGGCAGTGCTCGTTCCCGATTCGGGGGGGAAGGATATATGTGCGGCACTTGGCATGACCATGATTTATTGCGGCGGCTCATGGTATGACCATTGCGAATTTTCCCGAGGCTCCCTACTTCTTCTCCTCATTGTGTAGGTGATTGGCATTGGCTAAATCCAGAAAAGCGCCATCCTGTCCCGGCCTATGTTCCAGATGTTATTGCTGGCTCATCTTCTCCAGTGCAACTAACGCAGTGGAAGATCGGCGCGTTGAAGTTGACGGCGTTATTGGAGATTCGCGGATTCGTTACCAGAGCTGACTTTAAGACCGTAGGCATCGACCATCGGCGCTGGGTCAATGACCCGAATTGGCTTGTCCCAACTGACCGACCAGGGCAATTTGCGCGTGGCCCGGAGCTGCGGTTTGACCAGCAGCACCCGATGGTTTATGCAGAAATCCGCGCCGAGATCGAGAAGCAGCAGAAAGGCTCCGATATGTTTTCGGCGGAGGTCGCATGACGCTAAAAGACCAGACCATCGCCCGCTGTATGCGCCGGCCACCGGATTTCATCATCGGCACCAAGAATGATCCGTACCTCTTGCGTTGGTTCGTCGTTCCGTGCAACCCCATTTTCAACATCTACCGCCACATCTTCAAGCGAAGTGACGACGACCGCGCACGCCATACGCATCCGTGGCTATTCAATATCAGCCTGCTTTACCGAGGCGGATACCGGGAATGGTTCGGTGATGGTCCGACCGATTATGTCGATCGTCGGGCGCCGCATATCAAATTCCGTTGGGGTGGCGCACCGCATCGTATCGAACTCACGCACGGTGACTGCGAAACCATCTTCATCACTGGTCCTCGCGTGAGGCAATGGGGTTTCCTGTGCCCTCAGGGATTTGTGCACTGGAAGAAATTCACCAAGAGCGACAACCCTGGCGAAGTCGGGAAAGGATGCGACGCATGACCCTCACCCGCAAATCCCCCATGAGCCGGCAGAAAGCCTCCCTGAAGTCAGGCGAGAAGAAGCTGCGCGCTCGCAAGTGCTCCGTCAAAGGCTGCAAGGAGCCTGCGGTGACGTTCACTGGATTGAAAGGCTGGTGCTCGGTGGAGCATGGCGCGGTGCTGGCTGAAGCAGCGTTGATGAAGAAGCGGGCTGAGAAAGAACAGGCGGAGCGGGCGCAAGCCAGAGTGTGTAAGGAAGCGCTCAAGTCACGTTCCGATCATCTGAAGGACGCGCAAACTGCTTTCAATGCCTTCATTCGTGCGCGGGACGCGCATCTGCCATGCATTTCCTGTGGCCGCGATAACGGCAGCAAGGTCAACGCCGGCCATTATCTTTCGGTCGGATCGCATCCAGAACTGCGCTTCAACGAAGACAACTGCCACAAGCAATGCGAGCACTGCAATACCTACAAATCAGGAAACCAGGCCGAATACAGGCCGCGCCTGATAGATCGTATCGGCCTTGCCCGCGTTGAGACCCTGGAAGGCCCGCAATCGCCCGCGAAATACACGATAGACGATCTCAAGGCGCTGAAAGCAACCTATAAGGCCAAGCTTAAAGAGCTTCGGTCCAGACAACAAAGGGCGGATTGACTGGATGAGCACTTCGATCATGGCTCTCTGCTGGCCCCTTCATATGCCGCCGACCTCCAAGGCGGTATTGATCTCGCTCGCCGACAATGCGAACGATCAGGGCTATTGCTGGCCATCGATCCCGACCATTGCAAACCGGACTTGCTTCAGCGAAAGAGCGGTTCAAGGTGCTATCAAATGGCTCGAGCAGCATGGGGCAGTGAGGGCAGACCGCTCGAACGGACGCCATACGACCTATCAGGTGACACCCCAGACCTACATCCAACCCCCGCAGGAGCTGCGCCGGTTGAGTGTCGAGGATAGCGTCGATACCCCCGCAGGAAATGCACCCCAGCAGAATATGCCCCCCGCAGCAAATGCACCAACCCCCGCAGGAGCTGCACCGGCACCCCCGCAGGAGGTGCGCCAACCCCCGCAGGAGGTGCCGTCTAACCGTAAAGAACCGTCATTAGAACCATCAAAGAACCGTCAAAAGGGTTCGGCCTCGAGTTTCGTTTTGCCGGATTGGATTCCTGAAGACGTGTGGCAAGCCTACCTCGAGATGCGGAAAAAGATTCGCAAAGTTCCGACCGACTATGCCTGCAAGTTGGTTGTGAAAGAACTGGCTCGGCTGCGAGACGCCGGACATGACGTGGTGGCTTCGCTTGACCAATCCATCCGCAGCAATTGGACCGACGTGTACGCGCCGAAAGCGAAAGATAGCCAGTCTCGAGGCTCACCGGGGCGACAGCCATCGCCAGAAAACTTTGCCGCCGTTGATTACGGGACATCGGGGAAATTATGAGCCATGTAACCGACTACACCGCCAGCCAGAACCCAAATATTGAGCACTGCCAGAAGCATGGCCGATATGAAAGTCGCCACATCATCGGAAAGATTTGGTCGGGCTGCCCTGACTGCATCAAGGAGAGCTATGCCGCTGAGCAGACGAGGCTCGAGCTCGAGCAGATGGAAGAGCGATCTAGGGCATGGGGAAGGCGTATAGGCCAGGCTGGTATCCCGGAGAGGTTCCGAGACCGCTCGCTGGATACATTCATCGCGACCGGAGAAGGCCAAAAGCACGCGCTCGAGGTATGCAAGCGATATGCAGAGCATTTCCAGGATGTGTCGCGCCGTGGTAGCTGCATTCTCATGTGCGGAAAGCCCGGAACCGGCAAGACGCACCTTGCCGTTGGAATTGGCGTGCATGTGCTTGAGAAGCTGAGAAAAACAGTGCTGTTCACCACAGTCATGCGTGCCGTCAGGATGGTCAAGGAAACCTACAACAAGAATAGCGAGAGAACCGAAGCCCAAGCCATTGCCGAACTCGTTTATCCAGATCTTTTAATTCTGGATGAGGTGGGCGTTCAGTTTGGAAGCGATACGGAAAAGCTCATTCTTTTTGAAGTCTTGAACGAGCGCTACGAAAAACGTAAGCCAACAATCTTCTTGTCAAACAAAGACCTTGACGGCATCAAAGCTTTCCTTGGGGAGCGCGTCTACGACCGTCTGCGCGAGGATGGCAGCGAGTACATCTCCTTCACCTGGGACAGCTACAGGGGTCGCGCATGAAATTCCAAGCCAAGACTGGCCACCTATCCCACGGAAGCCTGCACTTAAAGCAATCGGAGCAAGGCAGAAAGAAGATGGGCAAAGGTAACAAGGTCAAGTTTCATTTGCAGCAGTTAAAACCAGCAGCACTCAATTGGAAGGGGAAATGAATGGAAGATCACGACGATTTTTACAACGGCGAAGACTCATTCGGCCTGATTGCTTGGATGATGATTGCATTCATCATTCTTCTGTTGGTCGGCGGATGGGCATGGAACCTGTTTATGTGAAATGCGAGAACTGCGCCTATCTCGACAAGGAGAAATTTCCGAGGCATGCAGAAACGGGATTCGGGCAATGCAAGCTAAATCGGGAGCCAGGGAAGTTCTACAGCATGGTTTTTGAACATCAGTGTGAGCATTACAAAGGGAAGGAGACACAAGAAAAATGAGCGTACTAGCCAACGAAGTCTACGAGTTCCTGAAGAAAACAGGCCGGCAGATCGACAAATACCAGCTCCAGCAAAAGTTCATGGTGAATAACCAGGTCATGACCGACGCGATTATTGAGTTGGGAACGAAGCTGAGCAGTACACGGCTGGGGTCGCATCGCATGTACTGGGTTCCGAAGCCTACAACGGTGGAGCCTGTAGCGAAATCCATATTCAAGCCCTACAAGCAGCCTGACGAGCACACGAGGCGGCTGGGAGAGGCGAAGGCGCATCGGATGGCTGAGCCGAGCAAGCATATTTAACTAGGGGAAGAAGATGGTGGCGATTCGATGGCTTTGTGCGTGGGCGCTGTACGTTCTGGGAGACGCGATTAGCTACATGCTCAAGGTTCCTGACTCATGGCCTATGTGGTGGTTTGACATTTTTTATGCGCCATACAACCGCCTCATGTGTACGTCGAGTCGCATCCAGGGAGATGGACCGGGTCCGTGGCACAAGGTAATTTGGCATGACTGAAGAACTAAAAGACCATATGAGCCTGTATTTTGTGGGAGGCAGGCTAACAAATCAGCCCAGCTCCGCACTTGAGTCGAAGTATTACCAAGATCCTGCTCGACATGTCAAATTTGAAAATGAAAGGAGGGAGCGCATGGAAGGGGAACGTCTGCACCAGTTATGCGAGGATTGGAGGGATTGGTGCATAACGCGGAAATATTTCATTGCGCCCGGAAATAAGAACATTCTGGCCCGCATGCAACCCAGCAAAGTGCGGCCACCGCCCGATGCTTCACTTTCAGACGAGATGAGCTTTTTCAACATGGCGATTCATGCTCTTGCCGACATGCCCGGTTCTGAACCTGAATGCTTTGTTAAATACTACTGGCATCGCTGTAAGAACATAAAGAAGGTCGCGGCAGAGATGAAAATCCACCGTGACACATTCTACGAAAGGAAGATGCGATTTGCGAGAAAGGCGTATTCAATGGCATTAAGTTTTAGAAGGGCATATCAAGAGATGAATGAGCAGCAGAAAATAGCTTTACCGGAAGTGGATTGAGAGTGTCGGAGATTTTTACTACAAAATAGTGGTTGGAAGTCTCCGACACTTTCGCCTAAAATCAGGGCTAATTAGATAGTCTCAATAACTGTCACGAAGCCCTGCAAACGCGGGGCTTTTTCGTTTGGAGGCCGCATGTGCATAGAACCATGGAAGTTCTACCTTGCATGTTCAGGCTGGCCCGTAGCGATATTGCTTCTGTCATTCATCATCTGGGCGTTCTGGCCATTTCTCGCAGGTAGATACGAATGACCGCTAACGAAAAGATACGAAGGCAGCTGGGATGGCATTTAATTCCGCGCCCCATTAAGTAAGTCTCCCCTCACGTAAAAACACGTGACTTGCCGCCTCTAGGCGGCTTTTTTATTTCTAGGATCGCAAATGATCACTCAAGAGCAACTGGATGCAGACAAGGCCGCAATAGAGGCAGCGCAAGCAAAGTTGGCTCAGGATCAAGCCGAGTTCGACAAGGTGCAGCCGCATCTGTCCGTACTAGCTGAGATTGGAGCATATATCGAGCATCTTCCTGCGGAGGTTACTGAGGGATTTGCTGCTCTGATTGCCAAGGCCAAGAGCCTGTTCTAGCCCCCAAAAATCTAAAGTAGATAAAAGTAGATGGCCAAAGGGCAAAAGACTGGCGGACGCGCCAAAGGCACGCCTAACAAGACTACTCAGGACGCCAAGCAGGCTATTGAGATGGTTGCCGAAGGCCTTGGTGGTGCTGAAGGCATGTTGATATGGGCACGCAAGGATGATGCAAACGAACGCATATTCTGGTCAACGATCTATCCGCGCATTCTGCCGAAGGAAGTGAAGGCTGAGCACAGCGGTGAAATTGGTCTGACGGTGGAGATCGTGAAATTTTCCGATGCGAGTCCAGTTACCGAATAGGTGGAAGCCTCGCAAATACCAGATGCCGGCCTGGTCATTCTGGGAGCGCGGCGGGAAATACGCCAATCTGATATGGCATAGGCGCAGCGGCAAGGATGAAATTAGCCTGCATAGAACGGCAGTAGCGGCATTTGAACGTGTCGGAACGTACTGGCATCTCCTACCCGAAGCCGCTCATGCACGCAAAGCCATTTGGACGGCAGTTAATCCGCATACTGGCAGGCGGCGCATAGACGAGGCATTCCCGCTTGAGATCAGGAAAACGACGCGTGAACAGGAAATGTTCATCGAATTCCTGAATGGTTCAACATGGCAAGTTGGCGGCAGCGACCGATACAACACGTTGGTGGGATCTTCTCCGGCGGGCGTGACGTTTTCGGAATGGGCACTGGCGAATCCAGCAGCATGGGCATATGTCAGACCAATTCTGTTGGAGAACAACGGCTGGAGCACGTTTATTACCACGCCACGTGGTCATAACCATGCAGAGCGCATGTTCAAGGCCGCTCAGAAGATTCCAGACGCTTTTACGCAGATCCTAACGGCTGGCGAAACGGGTGTATTTACAGCGGCGCAGCTTGAGCAAGAACGGATAGCGCTGATTGGGGAATATGGTGACGACTTCGGTCAATCCATGTTTGACCAGGAATATTTCTGCTCATTTGATGCCGCGATTCTGGGAAGTTATTACGGAGCTTGGGTTACAAAGGTCAGGGCGGAAGGTCGAATTCGGCATGTGCCGATTAATCCGGATCTTCCAGTGCATACCGCGTGGGATCTTGGTAGAAGTGATGACACCGCAATCTGGTTCTTCCAGGTGCCGCTTGGCGAGATTCATATCCTAGATCATCACAGCAGCAACGGGCATGACGCCGAGTACTACATCGACCACGTAAAGCAATGGGTGAAGTTAAGAAGTGCTAAGCAAGGCAATTTTTATCTTCCGCATGATGCTAAGGCCAAAACGTTTAGGTCAGATAAATCGGTGCAGGAGTTATTTGCCAAGGCGTTTGGCTGGGACAAGGTGAATATTGTTCCAAGTCTCTCGATTCAGGACGGCATCCAAGCCGCTAGGCGAATGTTCGGTCGCTGCTATTTCGATGATTCTGAGGATGTACAGGAAGGAATCGAGGCCCTTGCGCAATACCAGCGTGAATGGGACGACAAAAAGAAAGTATTTGTCGAGCAGCCGCGGCGCGATTGGACGTCCCACACTGCAGATGCTTTTCGCATGCTGGCAGTGGCATATGAGGCAGAGAAGTCGACGCAGCCGAAGCCAGAAGCCAAATTCCCGCTCGACATGAGCATTGACCAGTTGATTGCGCGTCAGCGCAGGAAAAGACTCGCCGAGGAGGCATGATGCAACTTAATTTCGCAACCTACCAGACCGCTGCGACTGTCACTCCGTCCGATACTTCAGGGAATTCCTATCGCGCTATTTATGTTGGCGGTACAGGCGACATCGCGGTTGTAACGGTAGGTGGTAACTCGGTCACATTCAAGTCCGTACCGGTTGGGACCATTCTGCCTATTGAGGTCAATCTCATTAAATCGACCGGCACTACTGCAACTCTCTTGCTAGGTCTTGCGTAATGTCCGACATGGATAGCACGGCGCTTACCAGCGTCGATTCTCCTGCCGATTTCGGTAAAGGGCAGCAAGCGCAATTTCGTCGCTGGATGGTCGAGATTTCGCTTGCCAAGAAACGGATGAAGGATTGGCACGAAAACTGTAAAAAGTTATGGAGCTTGTATCAGGGGAAGGGACGAAAAAAGAATAGTTACAACGCTTTATTCTCGAACACCGAGATTCTTGGTCCTTCTGTATATAACACGCTCCCCACCCCTGATACTCGGCGCAGGTTCGCGCAGGCCGATCCAGTTGGGAAATCCGTTTCCGAGGTCATCAATCGTTCATTGACATTCAACGCGGAGACAACCGGTTTCGATACTGAAATCAGGGCGGATGTGCTTGATATGCTGATCGTTGGACGCGGCATATCTCGTGTGCGTTATGTGCCGGATTTGGTGCAAGTGGGAGACACGGCTTTAACTGGCGAGCCGGCGCAGGAAACCAATCTTTCCCATGAGGCCCAGCAAGGCGAGCAAAATGAAGAATTGGCATGGGAATCGGCTCCCATCGAGCATGTGAAATGGGACATGTATCTTTGCGGTCCCGGTCGGTCATTTAAAGAGATTCCATGGTGGGCATTCAAACACAAACTCACCCGCGAGGAGCTTTGCAGGCGGTTTGGCGATGAAATCGGCAATCAGATTGAGTTAAATGGTGGCGTGGATGACTCGGAAATTGCCCGATCCACGGACGAAGAGACTGCCGCATTGTTCAAAACTGCCGATGTGTGGGAAATCTGGGACATGGATAGCCGAACCGTTATCTGGGTATGTGAGTCCTATCGCAAAGGCCCGGTTCTGGTCGAGCCCGATCCTCTGGAGCTTGAAAAATTCTTTCCGGTAGTTGACCCCCTTCGCGCCATTGAGGATTCAGACTCATTTGATGCTGTCCCGCTCTATGAGCAATATAGAGAGCAGGCTGAGGAACTGGACCGCATTTCAACGCGAATCAATAAGCTGGTTGTGGCGGTCAAGGCGCGTGCCATTTATGACCCTTCGCTTGGCCCTCAAGTCGCAGAATTATTCCGTGGTGACGACAATGATTTGATCCCAGCGGATTTAGACATTAAGAAATTGTACGAAGCCGGCGGCATCGAAAAAGCCATCTGGTTTGCACCAATTGAGCAGATCGTCAATGTCATTCAAGCGCTATATGAGCAGCGTGAACAGTGCAAACAGGTTATTTACGAGTTGACCGGGATTGCGGACATCATGCGAGGTTCAACTGATGCTCAGGAAACCAAGGGCGCTCAGGATCTCAAGGTTGCTTTTGGCATGACGCGCCTTTCGCGCATGCAAAGAGCCGTCCAACGGTATATCCGCGACATGTTTGCATTGCAAGCGGAAGTCATTTGCCAAAAATTCAGTCTCGACACACTGAAACAGATGACTCAAGTGAATTTGCCGACTGACGCAGAAGTCATGCCGCAGCGCATGCAAATGATGCAGAAAGCAGTGATGGCAAAAATGGCGGGCCAAAACGTTCCTCCTTTGCCGCCAAAGCCCACCACCTGGGAGGATGTGCACAAAGCGCTGCAAAGCGATCTGCAACGCACCTTCCGCGTTGATATTGAGACGGATTCCACGATTGCAGCCGCTCAACAGGAAGATGCGACAGACCTCGCCGCCGTAATGACTGCGGTGGTCGAGATGATCAAGGAAATCGGCCCTCTGGTTGCGGAAGGCGTCATGCCACCGGCTGCATTCAAGGAATTGCTGTTGATGGTCTGCCGCAAATTCCGCATGGGATCGGCCATTGAAGACGCGTTCGAGCAGATGCAGCCGCCTCCTCCGAAGACAGATCCAAAAATTCAGGCTCAACTGCAAGTCGAACAAATTCGCCAGCAAGGCAAGCAGCAGGAGGTTGCTGCCCAAGTTCAGGTCGAGCGCGAAAAAGCCCAGATCCAGATGCAGGTCGAACAGCAAAAAGCGCAATTGGACGCTCAAGTCGCTCAAGCTCAGCAGCAGGCGCAGGCCCAGCAAGCAGCACAAGAGAACCAACTGGAAGCCCAACGAGATCAGCAGAAGCTCCATAACGATATGCAGTTGGAACAGATGCGTTTACATGTGGATAGTCAGCTTCAGGCAATGAATCAGCAACTACAACTGCTTATCGCTCAGTTGAACAACAAGGCGAAAGTGGAAGTCGCTGAGATTGCAGCGCAAACCACATTGGATGCAGCGCAGATTTCGGCTGCTAGCCAAGGAGCTGAGGACTAATGCCGCTCTATACCTTCCGTTGCGAGTGCGGTCATAAAGATGCTGTTTTTCGCAAGATTGATGAGCGTAACCAAGCGCCTGATCACTGCGGGAAGCCCATGCAGCGAGTGATTGAGGCACCTACTGTGCAGGCCGATCTGCCCGGCTATCAGTCGCCAATAGACGGCCGATGGGTGGAGGGTAAGCGTGCTCGTATCGAGGATCTCAAACGAAGCGGCTGCCGCCCATGGGAAGGCATGGAAACCGAACGCAGAGAAGCCGTTAAGCGTGCAGAAGAGGCAGATAGAGACTTCGAGAAAAAAACCGAAGCAGCACTTTATGACACCTATAACAATATGAGCGTCGAGAAGCAGAAGATTTTGAGCGAAGCACTGTAACAACATCACATACAACACAAGCCGCCCTATGAGGCGGCTTTTTTATTGCCCAAAAGGAGCTAGCAATGCCGGAAATGGACATCGATGAAACCTTGCGCGAGACGTATGCCAATTTGAAAGGCGCTTTTGAGGGTGATTTTACCCCTCAAGAGTCCAAAGCAGAAGTTTCCGAGGATGAGCCGCAAGAGGTAATCGAGCCAGATCCAGCAGAGGCAGCCGATCCGGAAGATGTCGCAGAACCCGAGGCAAAGTCAATCGAGCAAAAGTCTGAAGAAGCGCCGGCATTCAAGCCGCCGTGGAAAAAGGCCGCTATTGCTGAATGGGAAAAGCTTCCTGAGCTTGTACGCAACGAGATCAAGCGCCGTGAGGACGATTTTCATAAGGGGATCGAACAATACAAGGAACGTGCGAGCGCCTCCCAAGAGTGGGAGCGCACCATTTCTCCATATATGGCGACGATTCAGAGCTTTGGTGTTACTCCTCAACAGGCAGCACAACAGCTATTTGCAGCTGATCATGCATTGCGCGTCAGCCCGACACCGCAAAAGGTGCAAATGCTGCTAAAGATCGCGAATGATTACGGCATCGACTTGAACACGATGGCCGCAGGCATTCAGCAAATCGCAGGTGACAAAGTTTGGCAGCAGCAGAATCCCACGCCTCCAGAAGTTCAACAACTTCAGGCTCGGATTCAACAAATGGAGCAGCAACAGCAGCAAGCATTGCAACAGGCAAAGGCGCAGGAAGCCTCCGCGATCCAAGCCGAGATTGCAGCATTCGCCGCAGACCCAGATCACGAGCATTTTCCAGTCCTTCAAAAGCAGATGGGAGTTCTTCTCCAATCCGGCGAAGCGAAGAACTTGGAAGAGGCTTATGAGATGGCAATGCGCGCAAATCCGCAGACGTACCAGATTTGGTTCGCTCAACAGCAACAAGCGTTGGACGCACAGCGGAAAGCAAAGGTCGCAGCAGCGAAGAAGTCAGGAGCAAACGTAGTCAGGCCCAACGGCCGCACAACCGTTCCGACGACTCAGCCCATGCGATCCATGGAAGAGGACATCGAGGCCAAAGCTCGTGAGCTAGGCCTTCTCTAAACTGATAGGAGCAAATCATGGCATCTCCCGGTCAGTCGAGCTTGTTCAATGCTTTCACCGAACTGGTATCGACAACTTATCGTAACCACCGCAAAGAGGTGGCAGACAACGTTTCGAAACACAATGCGCTATTCCGTCGACTGACGAGCAAAGGCCGTATTCGTGTTGAAGATGGTGGTCTGTCCATCGTCACTCCGCTTGATTATCAAGCCAACTCCACCTACCAACGTTATTCCGGCTATGACGTGCTGAACATCAACGCGGTTGACGTGTTGACTGCAGCCGAATTTCCATGGCGTCAGGTAGCTGTAAACGTTGCTGCTTCTGGTTTGGAGCTTCGCACCAACTCGGGCGCTCAACGCATCATCAATTTCACCAAAGCCAAGATCAAGAACGCCCAACGTTCGATGGCAAACGGCCTTTCCGTCGATATTTACTCTGATGGCACGGCTTCTAACCAGATCGGCGGCTTGCAATCCATCGTTGCCGATTCCGGTGCCGGCACGGTTGGTGGCATTAACGCTGCCACCTGGGCGTTTTGGCAAAACCTCGTCCAATCTGCGGCTGCTCCGATTCAAGGCGGAGGCGCAATCACTCCTGCGGCAAGCACAATTGAGTCATTGATGCTTCCGACATGGATCAAGCTGACTCGCGGCACGGATATGCCAGACATGATCGTAATGTCTGACGACTACTTCAGCTTCTACGAGCAATCGCAGACCAGCCTGAAACGTTATGCGCCGGATGACAACGGGCAGGGCGGCATGGTCTCAATGAAGTACAAAACAGCAGATGTGTTCTTCGACTCGTCAGGTGGAATTCCAAGTTCGCATGCGTACTTCCTGAACACCGACTACTTGGAGTTGGTGGTTCACCGCGATGCGAACATGACCATGATGGATGAGCTGCGCAGCGTCAACCAAGACGCCGTTGTAATCCCCATCCTGTTCCAAGGCAACCTAGTCTGCTCTGCGCGATTCCTGCAGGGCGTGATGAAGGCTTAAGGAGAATGACATGACTGTTGCAGCTACTACCCTGCCTTTCATCGGTTCGCAGCCGATTGGCAATTACTTCGCTCCCGATACGACTCAGCGCCACGCCCTTGGCGCTTTCATGTCAGGAAATGACCCATTTTGGGGTTCGGGTGAGTTTTTATATTTGAAAGCTAATGCTACCCTTAACCAAGGGCAATCCGTTGTTTGGGATGCGTCCTTTCAGGCGACATCACTTCCGAACATTGCAAACCAGGGACGTTCGATTGCATTCGCAACATATCCGATGACAGCGGGCCAATTTGGCTGGTTCAAGATTTCTGGCCGTTGCGTCGCAAACTCAACCGCATCTGTCGCTGCTGGTACAACTACCGGCATCACGGCAGCGGGTCAATTAGGAGCCAATTCGGCGGGCAAGCAGATTTTGAATGCGGTTGTTGATCAAGCAGCGACCGCAACGATAACCAAGGCGAATACCGTTACCACTAACGGCTCTCCTCTGTTGCGCGTGTCGAATTCCGATGGCCTGTTCGTAGGTCTGCCGATCTCCGGCACTGGCATTCCTGCCACTACTTACATCGGTGCGATCAGCTCGGATGGGCGGACTATTACGATGACCCAATCCGATTTGGCTACCGTGCAGAACGCGACCGCATCCGGCTCCATCACGTTGACAGGAACGATGAACGACGGCACGACGTATTACAACGTCGTCCAATGTGATCGTCCTTTCGCGCAAGGTGCTATTACCTAATTTCCCCTCTCGTCTCCTGAGGGGCTTTCCAACAGGGCATCTTCGGGTGCCCTGTCTTTTTGGAGGAAGTAAATGCCAAATTCTTCGACATTCCAAGGGCTCGGCCCAGTTACACGACAAGCCATTGGCGGAACAATCGCAAAATCGCTATCTGCAAGCGGTAGCACTCAATCAACGGCAACTAAGATCGGGGCCGACCACAATTCGTTTTCAACCGTGGGCGCTAGCCAAGGAGCGGTTCTTCAAGCTCCCAATGCGGGTGAATGGGTATCCGTATTCAACGGCGGCGCAAATGCGCTGTCTGTGTACCCGAACTTGGGCGCAACCATTAATGGAGGTTCTGCTAACGCTGCGGTTTCTGTGGCTGCCGGCAAAGGCGCGATCTTCATTCCGTTGGATGCATTGACATGGTTCGCTGTGATTTCAGCTTAATTCACTAAGGAGACATGATGGAACTACAAAAAGGCGTTAGACCGCATATCCGCTTCGAGACTCGTGTTGCAGAAGACCGTGCTAAGTCCATCGAGCAAGGCAAGAAAGTTTATAAAGATGTTGATTGGGTCATCATCACACCGGCAGGTGGCCGGGATGAATATACGAATGAAGCCGCGCAATGGTTGACGAATATTCGTGACCGTTCGCATGCGGGTCAATACGATCCGGATTGGGTTGCGCATTTTGAAAAGATGTATGCGCTGTACAAAGACGGAAAGGAATTGCCTGAGGACGGAACGTCCCTTCGCATGTGTACAACGATGTTTACCCCGTCTGAAATTCAAACGTGCCTGGACGCCAATATCCGAACGTTAGAAGCGCTCGCAAATTGTAACGAAGAAGCCATGGGCCGCATGAATATGATGGGTCGTGCCCTTAAGGCGCGTGCTCAGGAAGCTTTGCGAATAGGTGAGGGAAAGGGTGATGCAATGAAGCTCGAAGCGCTCCAATTGGAAAACACTGATCTCAAAGCCAAAGTCAAAGATTTGACCGACATTGTCATGGAACTGCGGGAGCAAGTCGCTCAAGATGCCCCCCGTCGCGGCAGGCCTGCTAAACAGGGGTAATTCATGACCTGCCTGTCGATTATCCAGGATGTGGCGCAACGGTTAAATATACCGAATCCTACGTCGGCTGCTCAATCTACCGATCCTGCGGTGTTGCAATTGGTGGCTCTCTCTACAAAGGAGGGCGAGTGGCTTTCGGATCAATACGACTGGCAAGTTCTGACGCAAGAAGCGACTTTTACGACGCTTGCAACGGAAATACAAGGGGATGTATCGGTAATTTGCCCTGGTTTGAAGAACATCATTAACGACACGATGTGGAACCGGGATTTGCGTCGCCCTGTTTTCGGCCCAATGACTCCCCAACGATGGGAACAGCTCAAAGCCATGGTGATGCAAGGGCCATGGAATCAGTACGAGATTCGAGGGAATAAGATCCGCTTTATTCCGAATCCGACTGCGGGGCAGAATATTTATTTTCAGTACACCACTCAATATTGGTGTCAGTCATCGGGGGGTGTCAATCAATCTCGCTTTTTGACCGATACCGATGCTCTGTTGCTTCGCGAAGATCTGTTCAAGCTTGGCATGGAGTGGCGCTGGAAGAAAGCAAAGGGATTGGATTACGCCCAAGACTTCGCAGATTACGAAACGATGCTGGAAAGTGCCAAGGCGAGGGATGGCACGAAAGACGTGATCAATATGGGCGATGTGAAATATGACATCTACCCTGGAATTCTCGTTCCGTCTGGAAGCTGGGGATCATGATCAGAGCACCAGTAACGGGCACGCAACGCGCCCAGAAGGCCAGAGTTAAATCCGTTCCGGCCCCCACAGGGGGATGGAATGCAAGGGACTCCATCGCCAATATGCCGCCTTCTGATGCGGTGATTTTGACGAACTGGTTTCCTACTGCGAGTGACACTGAATTACGAAATGGGTTTACCAATTTGGCGACGGGATTAGGTAATCAAGTCCAGTCTCTCATGGGATATAACCCTGCCTCCGGGACTCCCAAACTATTCGCTGCTGCCGGCGGATCGGTTTATGACGTTACAAGTGGGGGTGCTGTTGGTAGCCCTGCGATTACTTCATTGAGTAACGCGAAATGGAAGCATACGAATTTTGCCACCTCGGCCGGGCCATTTCTGTTGATGGTAAATGGGCAGGATGGATATTACGTATATAACGGGTCCACGTGGCAAAGTGTTACGTCTGGATCGTCTCCAATTTCCATCACGGGAATTGACCCTACCACTTTATCGGATGTGTCGATATTCGCCTCTAGGGTTTGGTTTATTCAGAAAAGCAGTTTAAAGGCTTGGTATCTCCCTGTTGGTCAAGTAGGAGGAGCGGCAACATCGTTCGACTTCAGTCCAATATTTTTCAGAGGCGGATCGTTGGTCGCGATGGGTGTCTGGACAGTGGATGGCGGATATGGAATGCAAGACTATTTTTGTCTTGTGACCTCAGAAGGCGAAATAGCGGTTTACCAAGGCACAGATCCATCCTCTTCGTCCACATGGTCAAAGGTCGGTGTTTATCGTGTCGGAACGCCGATGGGGAATCGCTGCTTTATGAAATTTGGAGGCGACTTGCTCTATTTGAGCAAGGATGGCGCTGGTCCAATTTCAAAGCTGCTTGCAAGTTCTCGAGTCAATACGCAGGTAAATATCACTGACAAAATCCAAACGGCAATTTCACAGGCAACCACGCTGTATTCAACCAATTTCGGATGGCAAATGCAGCTTTTCCCGTCTGAGAATATTTTGATTATTAATGTCCCCGTATCGCTTGGAGGGCAACAACAATATGTGATGAACACCATCACAGGGGCATGGTGCAATTTCACAGGATGGAGCGCAAACTGTTGGGAGCTATTTCAAGACAAGCTTTATTTCGGCGGCAATGGCGTGGTGTGCCAAGCATGGAATGGATTGGATGATAATGGAGTGCAGATTGTTGGAGAAATGCTGCCCGCATTCCAATATTTTGATTCTCCTCAGTTGAAGCAATTCACCATGGTAAGGCCCATCTTCCTCACCAATGGATTCCCATCGGTCCTTCTCGGGATAAATACCGACTTTGAAAGCGCAGTTCCGATTGGGGTTCCTACGTTTTCTCCACAACAGGCGGCCGTATGGGATCAGGGCTTATGGGATGTTGCGATTTGGGGGCAAGATCCTCAGATTGTGAAGAATTGGGAATATGTTAGCGGAATTGGATATACCGGTGCTCTACATCTCAAAGTGGCCGCACAGGATATATCCGTCAGGCTGGCTTCAATTGACTACGCAATGATCGATGGCGGGGTGATGTGAAGCGCATCATCTGGGATGATCCCGAAAGGGTGATGCAGTTTGTGGCAAATCGGACGGGAGAGAAGGAATATTTCCTTTATACCGCTATTGGCCTCGTGAGCGATGGAAAGTTGGTAGCTGGAGTTGTCTACAACATGAAAACAGCAACCAGCGTCATGATGCACGTTGCATCTGATGAGTCTAGTCATTGGATGACACCCTATTATTTGAGTGCATGTTTCAGATACCCCTTCATTCAAGAAGGATGCACGCGTATCACCGGCCTTGTGCGTGCCGACAATTACCACGCACAGAAGTTTGACGAGCACCTTGGCTTCAAGCGCGAAGGACAACTCCGCGCCGCTTGCGCCGATGGAACGGACTTAATTGTCTACGGCATGCTGAAAAGCGAATGCCGATTCATCGAAGGCAAATATTATGCGGCGTTACTTAGATATACCCAATCTACCAATCAACGCATTTAAAAAGCGCGGATTCGGCCAAAACCTAGCAACTCTCGAAGGCGGTGGCGGATCAATCGGAGATGTGTTTGGGCTGACCAACACAAAAATCGGTGACCCGCTGGGCCTCACTCACACAAAAATCGGCGACCCTCTTGGGTTAGTCCATCCTGAGAATGGCAATTCATTGACGGGCGGTCCCGGAAAAGGCGGGAAATCGAGCGGCGCCCCCGCATATCCGGACCCCTACAAAATTGCGGATGCTCAAACTCAAGCAAATGAGCAGTCTGCAGCCTATAACAAGGCGCTCAATACCAATAACTACACAAATCCATTCGGGTCACAACAATCCAGAGTAGTTGGAACTGATCCGAAGACGGGTGCACCGATCTATCAGACGGATATTACTGCCAATCCAGAACTGCAAAGCCAAATGAGTTCCCTATTAGGGGAGCTGGGTGGCGCAAACAAGAGTTCGCAAAATGCCATGAATGGCTTATTCGGCATTTCCAGCGGATTAACGGACAAAGACGCGAACGGAATGACGCAGGCCCAAAACGCCTATTACAACAGCGCAAAATCCTATCTTGATCCGCAATATAGCCAACAGGAAGAACAGTTAAAGAGTTCCTTGGCAAATCAAGGACTCACTCCTGGGTCTGAAGCCTATAACAATGCGATGGGCAATTTTAGCCGCGACAAGGACTTTGCGTATAGCCAAGCAATGAACTCTGCGATTACGCAAGGGCAGCAGCTTGGTTTGAACACGGCAAATACCCAAGGTGCTTTGTTGGGTCAAGCTGCTGGTCTATCCCAAATCCCATATTCCAATCTACAGACAATAGCTCAGATGATTCCTGGATATTCCGGCACGTCTTCACCAACTTCTCAGCCGGCCAATATTGGGCAGTACATGAATAATCAGTATCAAAGCCAGCTGGCTGGATATAACGCGCAACAGCAAACCAATAACCAAATGATGAATGGCCTATTTAGCCTCGGCTCTGCGGCCATGATGGCTATGGCATAGGAGCAGATATGGCAGATCCCGTTATTCTTCCCCAATATCAAGGGGACTATTACTCCCTGCAACGTAAACAGGCGTTGGCGCAAGCGTTGATGCAAAAGGCCATTCAAGGGCAAGCGCAACCGCAAATGGTTGGATCAGGAGATTTCAATGTCATGCCTAAGGTGTCTCCCTTATCTGGAATAGCTCAATTAGGCGAGGCATTACTTGCATCAAAAATGAACAAGGATTCTGCCCAAGGCATGAGGCAATTGGGGCAGCAACAATGGGGCACGCTCTTCCCCATGATGGGAGGGAGCCAATCCCCACAGCCCAGCGCCGGCACCTCGGCAGGAGGTGCCGGCGCTCCCACAGCCAATTCCGGGGTTGTCGACCCCGCAGGAAACGATGCAACCGCAGGTCAGCCGAGCGGCGCGGGCATGGCTCCTCAACAGTATGGGGCTGGACCCGTAACTGGCTCCATGAATCCGTTGGGGATGGACCCGCGCATGGCAACCATGATGTATTTGTCGAGCCCTGATGAATACTACAAAGCCCAAGCGGCTGCCTATGCTCCCACCGATTTGCAAAAGTCACTTCGCGCAGCAGGGATTGACCCGAATAGTGCACTTGGCCATCAAATCATCCAGCAGAATATTGCAAAGCAAAATTATGTTGAGCCAGTGACATCGCGTCCGGGTACAATTTTGCGCGATCCTTACACCATGAAGCCCGTTGCCTTCAATCCAAATGTTCCAGAGGGCACAAATCCGTTATTCGATGCGTCTGGAAACGTGGTTGGTGTTCAGGGAATAAATGGAGTGGGGGATGCGATTCGCAACATAAAGCGTGCGCAAACTGCAGGCGAGGGCGACGCGCTTCCTTATTCTGGCGTGGATGCAAACGGCAACCCACTGCCTGTTACTACGCGCACGAATGCCGTGACGCAGGGCCAAGATACAAGCGATACTCTCCGCATACTCCAGGGCGAAAAACAGGACATTCTTGCTCGTCCTGACAGTGACCCGCGAAAAGCTGTTGATCTTGCCGCTATCAACAATGAAATTTCGAGATGGGAAAAGCGCGGCGCTGGGAAGATTTATGCAGAAGCCCCAATGGGAGCAAAGGTTGCTACCGATGTTGCACAAGGCGCGCCAAGTAAGAATATGGCTGATTCCTATCAGTCTATGTCTACAGCGGACGCAAATTATCAGCAGTCCAGAGAATCGCTGAATGAAATGCTAAGTCTTGCTAACAATAAGGGCTTATCTGGCGGAGCTATCGGCGCTCTTCCTGAAGGGGTGGCAACTCGCATCAGTCCAGATGCCGCCAAATACCAGAAATTGCATGCAACGTATGTTGCCCTTCAAGGCAAAGCATTAGGAGGCGGAGGAACTGACGCTGCTCGTGCCACAATTAATGATGCTGTCCCGACATACGATAAGCCTCAATCAGCAATGGTTAGCGGTCTCAAGACGCAACTGAATAATCTTGACCTTGCGCACATGAAAACGCAATTCCTTTCGCCTATCTACCAGAGGGGAGATGAGAAGACATTTACGCAGCAATCGGCCGCATTTGATCAGAATATAACGCCATCAATGATTTCTGCGCTTGGATTGTCAGGGGAGCAACAGCGATCCGCAATCAAGGCCGCAATTCAAGAAAATCCATCGCTGCGGCCTAAGTTCGAATGGGCGTTTAATAATGGACTTATTAAATGAGTAAATTTGATGATTATTTGAGCGCTTCACCGGCACCCTCGACCGCTCCATCGTTTGACGCTTATTTAAATTCGACTCCAGCAGCAGCCATTGTTACGACACGTCCGCTTCCAGCAAAGCAATCTTTGTCACAAGAAAAGTTGAATGACGATGCAATGTGGGATAGGTTGGGCGCATTCGTGTACGGTGGAGCGAAATCCGCTGCTGATGTGGTGCAGGCTCCTGTGCAGCTTGTCATGAATGGCGCGTCCAAGATATTGCAATCTGGAGTGCTTGGGCAGCCTGGGCCAGCATCTAAAGCACTTATTCAAAAAACGAACGAATACAACCAGTACCTAAAGGATCAAGAGGACCAATATCAGGCCGAAACGCAAGGCGATAAATCATTTGCGGCTGGATTGGGAAGGGCAGTTACTGGAGCGCTTCCTTTTGTTGCTAGCGGAGGAACCGATGCCGCAGCGGTTGCGCCTGGCGTTGTCAATTCACTGAAAAATGCAGGGTCTTTGGCGGCGAAGGGAGGCGCTATTGGGGCGCTTACTTCTCCCGTAACCAATGTCACCACAAATGACGATGGTTCCAATAACTTTTTCGGGCAAAAGGCCAAGCAGGCTGCGGTCTCAGGAGCAATATCAGGTGGACTCCCTTTGGCATATGATTCGGCAAAAGCCATCAGTACTGGCATTTATGGCGCAGCGACTCCTATTATTAACCCCAAAGAGTATGTGGGGAATCAGTTTGCAGAAGCGTTGGGAGATGATGCACCAAATATTGCGCAAAACATCAAGGGCGCTCAGCAGTTTGTTCAGGGGTCTTACCCCACCACTGCTCAGGTTGGACAAACACCTAAGTTAGTTGCAACAGAAAAGGCACTCGCGAATGCCAATCCTGATTTTAAAATTGCGTTGGCATCGCGAGAAGCAGAAAACAATGCTGCCAGATGGCAGGTTCTAAATTCTGTAGCGCAAACGCCTGATGCGTTGACGGCGGCAGACGCAACAAGAAAAGCAGCATCCGCGCCGCTTTACGCATCTGCGCATGCGAATACGGCCAATGTCGGTCCGGCTTTTATGCGATACGCACAAATCCCCGAAATGCAGGCAGCAATGGAGCGAGCTAATAGGTTGGCTTCGCTTGATGCCGCCGTAGGAAGAGGTGTCCAGCCTGTTTGGCCTACTCCAGATTCCAAGACCATCAATGGAGCAGCACTTGATTATACGTCTCGCGCTTTAAGTGACATGATTGATGAGGCGCAAGGGAAATCGCAAAAAACAGCGCTCTCTGCCTTGAAAGACCAGATAGATAGTTGGACTCAACGATACATCCCCGGCGTAAATCAAGCGGCTCAAACCTATGCTCAGCATAGTGTTCCAATTAATACGATGGAAGCAGGGCAGCAAATTGCAAACACATTGGGGACACGGGCATTGGATTCATCTGGATTGCCGCAGCTTCAGTTGAACCCTTATAGAACAGCATTAGTGCAAGCCCTGAAGTCACAGAAGTACGGTATTGATCAGGATGCCTTAACTTCATTGCAGGGTATTGGACAGGATTTGCAGCGGTCTACTGTTTCCAATTCATTGCGCTCTCCGGGAAGTGATACTGCTTACAACATCTCTTCAAAGGGCTGGCTAGCAAATCAACTCTATGGCCCCACTTTTAATGGGACAGGTAATGCATCGAAACTGGCTGCGGCTGGAGCAGCATTGGCGACAGGGCACCCCGTGATAGCGGGTGGGGTTATTGCTGGTGGTAATAAAGCAGCTCAGTACGTGGGCGGAAGATTAAATAATGCGCTGTCAGATTTTCTTCTCAACCCTAGCGAGTTCCTTCCTTATTTGGAGCGTGGAAGCACCTCTTCCTCCAGACAAAAGGCGCTTGCCGATGCTGTCGAGCGGTATTTCGTCCCATTCTCGGGGGCGGTGGGAAGCCGTGTGGGCCTCGTAAATGCCAACAATTAAACCCCAGATGAACACTCCGCCAAAGACTAGTACCCAGTGATCAGCAATTAGATTCAACATCCGATTCTCCTAGAAGCCGCCCAATACGGCTTTTTTTCATTTTAGCCCGCTCAATGGCGGGCTTTTTTATTGCAGGTGAAATTATGCCAAGAAATGGAAGTGGTAGTTACTCTCTGCCCTCAGGAAATCCTGTCACGCCCAATACTACCATTTCGTCTAATGGGTGGGCTAATCCAACCTTAACAGATATAGCTGCCGCACTTACCGCATCCATCGCAATAGATGGGCAAACCGTTCCGACCGCCAATCTACCGATGGGAAATTTTCGCCATACAGGTGCGGCAGACGGTGTGAACCCTGGTGATTATTCCACATTAAGACAGCTTGCCGCATCTAGCGGCACCTCTCTCATCGGCACCATAGGAACACTTTCTGGCGCGGTGTCTCGAACTGAGCAGAGCAAAAATAACGATCTGGTAGATGCCCGAGATGTCGGGGTTATTGTAGACGGTTCTACTGACCAGACAGGTGCACTAACAACTGTCTTTTCGAACAATTCTAGTTATCGGGGTGTTTTCCGTATCCCCTATAACACTAAATTCACCGCCTCGACAGTCTACGCAGCACTCCCTGTTGGGTACATGCTATGGGATGAATCCAGTATTAACACAGGTCAACCACCAGGATACAAAAACAAGCGTATTCGTCTGGTCACGAATGACACTGCATCGGACGATTCAGCACAGGAAATTTTTAGCTCTCACAACCCAGCGCTTCGTCTCAACAATCTTGCGACGGCTGGCACTTCATCCGCGAACGGCAGGTATAACTCCATCATTCGTGGGTCAGGAATCCGCTGGAATAACGATCCAATCGATGGGATGCAGCTCCTCACTTTTAAATCTCCTCGCGGCAATCTATGGCGCACGGCGGATCTGCTGAACACGTCATACAACTACGCCGTAAATGGTAAGGCTCAGTGGCAAGCCACTACGGCATATACGCTAAACACCATCGTCAACACCTCTGCCGGTAATGTATACCAGTGCACTGTAGCCGGCACTTCTGGCTCTGTCGCCCCATCCGTAACAAGCGGCACGCAAACCGATGGAACTGTGACGTGGACCTATCTCGGCCCATGGTCTGCAAGCAGCACCATTCATTACTACGATGAAGACGGATATGGCGGGATCATCGGGACATCAACAGCAAGATTTGGCGCTGAAACCGCGAACCGCAAGGGCTTGTCGATCAACTCCAATGATTCGACACACGATGTTTTCCTGCGCGATGATCAGCGAAATGTGGACTTGCTTCGTCTGAGCGATTCGCTAGGCCTTCAGCACGGAACTGTTGTTCCATCCAAGAACTTCGGCGGCAACATCACAGGAGCAACGCCTACTCTCTCGTCTGAGTTCCACACGATGACGCAGACCGGCGCAACGACCGTCACCAATTTTGTATTGCCTGGCACTCAAACGGATGGCTTCGTGACTATCCTTTTCTTGGACGGTAACTCTACGCTGGATCATACCGGTTCATTCAATCTCAAGGGAAATGTAAATGTCACTCCGGTAAGCGGGAACATCATGGTTTTCCTGAAACGCGCATCTATTTCTAGCGGCTGGTTCGAAGTCAGCCGCAATTTCTAAGGGTGACCATGCAAAGCCACGATCAAATTTCCCAAGAAGCCGCCGACAGGGCTGTAAAAAAGGTATTTGCAATTCTCGGCGTTGACATAGACAAGCCGGAATCGGTTGAAGAGTTTAGAGAGGATCTGCGATTCGGAAAGCGGATGCGTAAGGCGGCAGACCACGGAATGATTGCGCTAATCGGCGTGACGTTTGTTGGCTTTGGCTATGCGGTATGGGCAGGCATCGTTTCCAAAATTGGGGGGCATTGATGAACAGCTTCGATGAAGCATTCACGGCGCTGATAGGAAATGAGGGCGGCTATAGCGATAACCCGAAAGACCCTGGCAACTGGTCGAGTGGCAAGGTAGGCGAGGGAAGTCTTGACGGCACGATGTATGGGATCTCTGCGCCTGTGGCACGCCGCAATGGCTATGTCGGGCCGATGAAGAATCTATCCCTAGAAGTCGCCAAGGCGATTGCGAAGCGCGAATACTGGGACAAATACCAATGCGATCAATTCGACGGCCGCATTGCATTTCAGGTTTTCGACGCAGCTTACAACGGTGGTCGTCCGGCGCAGTGGCTACAACAAGCGGCCGGCGTCACGGCTGACGGCGTGATCGGTGCGCAGACCATCGGTGCGGTTCGATCCGCAGACCCTTACAAGATCGTGGCCCTGTTCAATTCCTATCGTCTGGATTATCTGGCAAACCTGCCGATGGATACGTTTGACCATGGGTTCATGCACCGCGTTGCAAATAACCTCAGGATAGGAGCAGCATGATGGAATGGAAAGACGTTGCAAAAACAATCGCTGGCTATGCACCTATGCTGTCTACTGTGCTCGCCGCAACTGGCGTCGGCGCTCCGGTGGCTGCTGGAGTTTCTGCGGCCGGTGCTCTGATCTCCAGTGCTCTAGGCGTGCCGAATACGCCGGATGATGTAGCCCAAGCGCTAGTCACAAATCCGGATGCCGCCGTGAAGATCAAGCAGATTGAAGCGGATCATGGCGAGCATCTTGCGCAGATCGCGCAGGTAAGGGAAGCGAATCAGCTTACCGCCCAAGTGCAGCAGCTACAAACCGTCAACGAGACAATGCGGAAGGAAGACGATACCCGAAAGTTCTCGTGGCGTGATTATTGGGGATACATCAGCGGGACCGTTTTTGCATTCGTAGCCGGCATTATCGGTTATCTCGTCGTCTCGGCGGTCTACCTGAACCATCAAGAATTTCTTACGGCCGTCCCTGCAATTGTCGGCAGCTTCAGCGTATTGTTCGGTATCGCGGCAACCGTGCTTGGTGTGCAGTCTAGTATTGAAACGCATCATGCCGGGATGGCTGATCGGATTGCGGCAGAGCAACAATAA